TGTTTACAAATGAAAAACAACTTAAAAACAATAGATGAAGCTTGGCTTAATCTTGACGACGTAAATAAAAATGAGTTGATAAACCCATTTGAAATGGTTTCGTTAAAAGACGAAGACTACCATTTACGTTTAATATGGCTAATGACAAGGCCAGAGTATTTCTCTTTCTTATGTAAGTATGTCTTTAATATAAATATTTTACCTTCACAAGCCCTATTTTTATGTGAAATGTGGAACAGAAGATTCCCAATGCTTATAGCAAGTCGTGGTTTTGGTAAGTCGTTTATTTTATCTTTATACTCAATGATACGTGCGCTTATTCTACCTGAAAGGAAGGTTGTTGTAGTAGGTGCAGCTTTCCGTCAGTCTAAGGTTCTTTTTGAGTACATGGAAACGATTTGGAATAACGCTCCAATATTAAGAAGTATGTGCGATGCGAATTCAGGTCCGAGGCGTGACGTTGACCGCTGCGTCATGCGTATAAATAAATCTAGGATTACTTGCCTACCTCTTGGCGACGGTCAAAAGATTAGAGGTCAGCGAGCTAACGATATCATGAGCGACGAATTTGCTAGTATACCCAGAGATATTTTTGAAACCGTTGTCGCAGGTTTTGCGGCTGTCAGTTCTGACCCTATTGAAAACGTAAAGAAAGTAGCGTCAAAAAAGAAAGCTCAGGAGTTAGGTGTAGATCTAGAAGAAGAAAGTAATGACATAATAGAAAGCAAAAACAATCAAATTATTCTAAGCGGTACTGCTTACTATGACTTTAATCATTTCTCTGACTATTGGAAAAAATGGAAGTCTATAATTAAGAGCCAAGGTAAGTTAAATAGACTTAGAGATATATTTGGAGAAGATCCACCTAAAGACTTCAACTGGAAAGACTACTCTATAATCAGAGTGCCTTATGAATTACTACCAGAAGGCTTCATGGATGCCTCACAGGTCGCCAGATCAAAGGCGACGGTTCACGCTGGAATATATCAAATGGAGTTCGGCGCGTGCTTTACGCGCGATTCTCAAGGCTTTTTCAAAAGAACGTTGATAGAGTCGTGTGTTGCTAACGAAGCGACAGATGAGAAAAAGGCTGTCTTAAATATAAATAAAGAAGCAGTAGTTTTTGAAGCTAAATTAATGGGTGACAAGGATAGGAAATACGTATTTGGAATTGACCCTGCTTCAGAGGTTGACAACTTCAGTATAGTCGTGTTGGAGCTATATAAAGGTCACAGAAGAATTGTTCATTGCTGGACGACAAACAGGGGCGAACATAAAGAAAAGGTAAAAAAGGGCTATTCTAAAGAGACAGATTTTTACGCATACTGCGTTAGGAAAATACGAGACTTAATGAAACTATTTCCATGTTATCATATATCACTTGACGCTCAGGGTGGTGGTATAGCAGTAATGGAAGGACTACACGATAAAGATAAGATCCAAAAAGGCGAGCTTCCAATTTGGCCTGTTATAGACGATAATAAAGAAAAAGATACAGACGGAGAGCAAGGCTTACATATATTAGAGTTATGTCAGTTTGCAAAGCACGACTGGCTTGCCGAAGCTAATCACGGAATGAGAAAAGACTTTGAAGACAAAGCACTTTTGTTTCCACGTTTTGATTCTATAAGTCTAGGTATATCAAGCACGGAAGATCAGATGAAAGGTAGACTGTTTGACACTTTAGAGCAATGTGTAATGGAAATAGAAGAGCTTAAAGACGAACTGGCTATGATTCAAATAACACAAACTGCCTCTGGTCGCGACAGGTGGGACACGCCAGAGACCGTTATAGGTACAGGGAAAAAGGGCAAACAAAGAAAAGACAGGTACTCATCTTTATTAATGGCTAATATGGCTGCTAGAATTATAGACAGAACACCTGAACAAGCAGAATACAATTTCTATGGAGGGTTCGCAACAGGCACTAAATCTAAGAAAAAAGAAAAAGATCTTTACATTGGGCCAAGTTGGTTTACAAATTCTATGAAAGATGTCTATTAAGTGTATAATATAACTGTATTCCAATTCCATTCCAATTGCTTGGAGAAACGATGAGCGATAATCACATGATAACATGGGACGAAGGCAACCAACAGAGCAAGAAAGATGCATTTGAGCAGTTTTCTAGCTCTATAGACGCATACGAGGGTGTATCAAAAGCCTCCCGATACCATAGAGATTTTATCGACATTGAGGAAAATCGCTCTGCCCGTCCTTCGTTTACCCATAAGGACTATTACGCATTTCGACCAGAAGAGCAAGTCCCAACAAAACAAAAGCGCATTATAAAAATGTGCATGGACGCTTACGATAAAGTTGGGATCATACGTAACATTATTGATCTCATGGGTGACTTTGGTTGTCAAGGAATCAATATTGTTCATGAAAATGAAAGTGTCGAAAAGTTTTTCAAGCAATGGTTTAAGAAAATAGACGGAAAAGAGAGATCAGAAAGATTTTTAAATAACCTCTATAGGTCCGGGCAAACCATAGTCTATAGGAGCAATGCTAATATAACACCAGACATATCTAAATATATTAAATCTATGGCTAACGATATAACCGTAGAACTGCCAGACGTAGAGCGAAACCAAATACCTTGGAGATATAATTTCTTCAACCCTTTGAATATTGATATGAAAGACGGGAATATCAACATGTTTCTAGGCGTTAGAAACTACGAGATTGACTCTGGCGCTTTCTTAGATAACTTCAAGGAGGGTTCTGTGCCAGCGCATGTTTTAGACACATTACCTCCAAATGTAAAGAAAGCAATAAAGAGTGGTCAAAAGAAAATACAACTAGAAAAAGATAGGCTTTCTGTTTTCTACTACAAGAAAGACGACTGGCAAAGATGGGCAAATCCATTGGTTTATGCTATTCTAGACGACATTGTTATGCTTGAAAAAATGAGGCTAGCTGACATGTCTGCTTTAGACGGGGCAATATCTAACATTCGTCTGTGGACTTTAGGTAACTTAGACCACAAGATTCTCCCAAACAAGACTGCCATCAACAAACTTAGGAATATTTTAGCCAGCAACACTGGTGGCGGCACTATGGAGTTAGTGTGGGGTCCAGAGCTATCTTACACTGAGTCTAACAGTCAGGTATACAAATTTTTAGGCTCCGAGAAGTATACGTCTGTACTTAATAGTATTTACGCTGGGCTTGGTGTGCCACCAACCTTAACTGGAATGGCTAACAATGGCGGTGGATTCACCAATAATTTTATATCATTAAAAACTTTAGTGGAAAGATTACAATATGGCCGAGATCAATTAACTAAATTTTGGGAAAGAGAGCTTGAGCTTGTTCGTCGCTCTATGGGCTTCAGGAAGCCAGCACATGTTGTCTATGATCAAATGAGCCTTTCAGATGAGTCGGCAGAGAAAAACCTTCTAATACAACTTGCTGATAGAGATATTATATCTCATGAGACCATCCTAGAAAGGTTTAAAGAAGTGCCATCTGTAGAAAAAATGAGACTAAAAAGAGAAGGTAAAGCGAGAACTTCAGAAAAACTTCCTGAGAAAGCTAGCCCTTTTCACAACCCGCAGAAAGACTTTGAGATAGAAAAAATGGACAAGCAAGCAGAAATAAATGAAAAGATTGCCGAAAACAAACAGCAATCAAAGCCCATCCAGCCTGCCGGTCGCCCATTGAAGAAGCAAGACGAAAAACCGAGAAAGAAAAGGGTAGAAACGCCAAAATCTAAACCGGGAGTTGCTGAACTTATACTATGGGCGGGGAAATCTTACGATACCATTTCTGAAAACTTCAACAAAGCATTTCTAGCTATAAACGAAAAGAAGAACATGAGATCGTTAACAAAAGCTCAAGTTTCCGACCTTGAAAAAGTAAAGCTTGACGTTCTTTTAAACCTTAAACCTCTGTCCGAAATCAAAGAAGAAGACTTCAAAAAAACTCTCTACGGAGATAAAAAAATGCCAGAGTTCTTTAGAAAACATTTAGAAGAAAATAAAATTTCTACAGAATACATGTCTATGGAAGAGTATAAAAGGTCAGCGATAGCAGCTTACGTAGACTATGTCTTGGCCTATAAATAAGCCCTTTTAATAAAAATAGTTTTTTTAGTGTATATTTATTTTAGAGGTAATACATTATGATTAAAATATTCCAAAATGAAATAAACGACGGCATTGGCGAACTCGTAAAGAGTACGGCTAGCGTTGCGTATTGTTCTCAAGCTACTACCTTCAAAGGGCAGCAGTTTTCCGAGAAGCTTGCGAGCGCTATGGAAAATACAAAAGTTGCTGAAAAAATATTAGCAGAGAACAAAGACCAAATAGATCTCTATTATTTAGAGTCTGTTCTTGTGTCCTGCGGCTGGAACAAAAACGACGATGTGTTTCAAGCAGAACCTACTTGGGCTGCTAGAAATACCCCAGAAGACAAACAATTCAATTTTATGCACGATGAGAACGATATCATCGGACATATTACTGGTAGTTATGTTTTAACTAAAGACGGCAAGGCGGTAGCAGACAATGATCCCATGCCAGAAGACTTTGATATAATTACACAAGCTGTACTCTATAATAGCTGGACAAACAGCGAGAATAGAGAAAGAATGGATAACATCATTGCAGAAATCGAAGAAGGTAAATGGTACGTTTCTATGGAATGTCTATTTGCTGGATTTGACTATGCGTTAACTAATGCTGATGGCGATAAGAAAATTTTAGCAAGAGATGAAGAATCTTCATTTTTAACAAAACATCTTAGATCCTATGGCGGTAGTGGAGAGTATGAAGGTTATAAACTAGGTCGCGCACTTTCAAACATTGCTTTTTCTGGTAAAGGTTTAGTTTCTAAACCTGCCAATCCAAGAAGCGTTATACTAAAGAGTGTTGCTTTCAATTTAGATGACAATTCTGATTTTAATATAGGAGAATTTAACATGTCAGATAATTTGCTAGAAAAGCAGTTAGAAGAAGTTCGCGCTGAACTTAACACTGCTAAATCTGAGAATGAAGCTATTAAGGCTAAAATCGAAGAAGTAAAAGATAAAGAACTTGCTTCCAAGGTAGAGGCTTTTGAGGCTGAAATTCAAGAAAAAGATTCAAGCATTGCAGAGCTTGAAGAAAGCATCAAGAGTACACAAGCTCGCGTTGCTGAACTTGAAGATTTCCTTGCCAAGTCGCAAGAAGATCTTTCTGTCGCTATGAAAAACATGGATGACATGAAGAAAAAAGAAAAAATGGAGAAGCGTAAAGCCGCTCTGGTAGAGGCTGGATTCGATCAAGAAGATGTAGACGCAGCAATTGTAGCGTTTGACGGTCTTGAAGATGAAGCTTTTGACTCTGTCGTTGCTATGTATGGTAAAAAGCCAAAAGCTGACAAAGACAAAGATAAGGAAACAGAAGCTGGTATGCCTCCTGCACTAAAGGAAGCTATCGAAAAGAAAAAAGAGAAGGAAAAAGAAGCTAAAGCTGAAGATGAAGCTGAAGCAGAGGAAATTACACCTGAAGCTTTTGAAGCAGTAGAAACATCTGAAGCTACTCTTTTAACCGAAAGCTCCGAAGACCATCTTGAGTCTACTCGCGCTAATATTGCGGACTGGCTTTCAAATAACGTATTCTCACAAAAGTAATCAAAATAGGAGATTAAAATCATGGCTCTTAAAGCAGACAGATATGAAGAATCAACAGACATCAGCTTCTTCTATAACGTAGATGTTGCCACAAGGGGCGGCGTCGTCGTTTTAGATGCAGCGCTTGCTTCTGGTGCAGCAATGGACCAAGGCGGGAGTAAAGTTAAATATAAGCAGGCGACAGCAACAGACGTTCCCGTTGGAATTCTGTTGAATGACGTTGTAGACAAAGACCTTACCAGAACCCATCTTAACCAGTATAAAGATGAAGTCCAAAAGGGTGGAAAGGTTACTGTTATGACTCGCGGATGGGTTGTAACAAGTAATATCACTGGCTCTCCAGCGCCGGGTCAGGTAGCTTACGCAGACTCAGCGACTGCTGGAAATATTTCGGTACTTGCTGGTACTGGTCCTGCATCTGGAAACTTGGCTATTGGTCGTTTTATGTCTCAAAAAGACGCAGACGGTTATGCTAAAGTTTATGTTAACCTTCCCAACTTTGGCTACGCAAACTAATTAAAATAATAGGAGAAAAATACAATGTCATATAAAGAAAGACCTAGTGAAGAATTTATCACATTGCTTCGCCGCTCTGGTGATAATGATCAAAATGTAGCTTTTGCTGCACAAAGAGAGTTTGCTCAAGCTCTAGAACTCCCTCTTCGTAAGGGTGTTTTGGTTGGAAATATTCTCGGAAATATTTTTGAAACCATTCAAGTTGAGCCGGGCGGAAGCACGGAGTATCCATTGGATCTCATTAGTCCGGGACTTGAGGGTGAGCATGTCGCTTACACCAACCCCGGTCATGGTCGCGTTCCTGAGAGATCAGTCGAAGGCGATTACGTAATGATCCCAACCTACAGCGTTACATCAAGTATTGATTACTTGCTTCGTTTTGCTAGAGAGGCTCGCTGGGATATTGTTGGTCGCGCTATGCAAGTTTTAGAGGCTGGATTCGTCAAGAAAATGAATGACGATGGATGGCACACACTTCTTGCCGCTGGTGTTGATCGTAACATCTTGGTTTACGATGGTGACGCAACTGCTGGTATGTTCTCAAAGAGAATCGTTAGCTTGATGCAAACTGTTATGCGTCGTAACTCTGGCGGAAACACGGGTTCTGCAAATCGTGGTCGTCTTTCCGACCTTTATGTTTCTCCAGAAGCTCTTGAGGATGTCCGCAACTGGGGATTCGATCAAGTTTCTGACGTAACTAGAACTGCAATTTACAATGCGGGTGGCGATGGCGCTCCTATCACAAACGTATTTGGCGTTGCTTTGCATGATCTTGATGAGCTTGGCGAAGGTCAAGAGTATCAAGACTTCTTTACCGCATCTCTTAGCGGTGGTCTTGCTAGCGGTGACGCTGAGTTGGTAATTGGTTTAGACCAAGGTTCTAACGACAGCTTCGTGATGCCAATGAAGCAAGCTGTTCAAGTCTTTGAAGACCCTACGCTTCACAGGCAGCAAAGAGCGGGTTACTACGGTTTCGCTGAACTGGGTTTTGGTGTTCTTGACAATAGAAGAATTCTCTTGGGTTCATTCTAAGTTAAAGTCTAATTTGTAGAATTAATAGGGGTTCCTTCTTTTTTGGGGGGAACCCCTTTTTTAGTGTATAATACAATAAATGTCTATATTTTAGGAATAGGAGTCTATAATGAGTACTGCTTTGTCGGACTATCTTGAGTCTGGTTTATTACATCACGTATTTAAGGGTCAGGTTTTTATAAAACCAGATGAAATAGCTATTGCTCTGTGTAGTGGTGTTCCCATAGACTCCAATACTGGTGAAACAATTCCTGAATTGCCAAGTGGAATAAATGGCAGCGGAACGGGATACGCCAGAATAAGCCTTGGAGACCCTTCTACGCAAGGTAACGCAAAGTGGATTTTTGAACAAGAAGCTGGAGATTACGGTAGCGGAGTAATTAAGAATTCTGGTTCAATAGTTTTTGAAAAGGCTTTATTAGATTGGGGTTTTGTTTCTGGTATAGCAATTACTGACGATTCTCAGTACGGTTCTGGAAATCTTTTGATGCACTCTGAATTAACTAACCCAAGAATAATTTACAAAGGTGATGCCGTAAAGTTTGATGTAACAAATCTTAAAATTAAATTTAGTTAAGGTAGGGTCATGGCAGAGTTCTCAGAAAATGATTTTATACTATCTTTAAATAACTTCCTACCAGACAATAGTTCTGAAGAAATATCCCCCAAGGATGTTAGGGATGTTTTCACAAATGCTGTAGATTCTTCTCATAGGTTCCTTGAGCTACATAGCATAAAAGCATTAAATATAGAATCTGCCCACCTAAGACAAACAAAGGTCGGAGAACTAGCCTTAGACGGTTTAGACCTTGCTTACGAAAGTGGGGTTGACAACACTGCTGTTGGATACTCTTCAATAGGTGGTAATGTACACGGCAAACAGAATACCGCCCTTGGTTCCTACTCTCTTAGTTGTAATTTAGATGGAAACTACAATACAGCTATTGGCTTTTCGTCTACAGTTGGAAACGTAGAGGGTGATGGCAACGTAGGTGTTGGTCTAAAAACTCTTTACGGCCTTAGAAATGGTGATTTCAACATAGCTATTGGTCATGGCGCTGGTTATTATATAGGAAAATCAGACAGTTATCAATTTTACATAGGTTCTCATCCAGAGGCTTCTGGAGATTGCTGTCTTGACGGCTCTGGAACTCCGCTACTTCGTGGAGACTTACAAGAATTAAAACTTGCTGTTGGTACTAATGAGTTACATAACTACGGAACACTTCAAGTTTCTGGAGATATTTCTCCAACTGTAACCAGAACTTTTGATCTTGGTAACGATAATAGGGCTTGGAGATCTGTAAACGGTCAGCTCCAGTTCCCAACGTCTGACACGGTTAAGTCAACATCACGCATTATACCGTGCTATGATGGTCTTGATCTTGGAACGCCTGAACTTAGATGGGATGGATTTTTTAGAGATGTACAGATATATGGCGACTTAACCGTTAACGGAGAAACTGTTTGTGGCTCTGGTTCTGGAGTAAGGTTCAATGAGGGATTTTTTATAGAAGATTTAACTGCGCCAACTGATTTTTGTAGTCCAACATCTGGACTGTGGAGAGAAAAAAGAACCTGCGGAGGTGTTTGCGAAGATGGAGACATATACTATGCAATTAATAGAGATACCAATTTAGAAATATCAAGTGGTACTTACTCTCAGTTTGCAATGCAAAATGGTGAATGGCGACCTATCTGGTCTAGTTGCGCCGCTATACCTGTTCCAACAACAACTCAAGGCCCAACAACAACCACAACTCAAGGCCCAACAACGACCACGACAACTTCTACTCCAACGACCACGACAACTTCTACTCCAACCACAACAACAACTATCGCGCCCTTTGGGTTTGCTGGTTGCGAAGCACTTGACGTACATCCATCTATTGAACAAG